TGGCAATGGACTCATCTACCAACACACCATTGGAGAAACGATTGATAATCTCTTTCTTCTCACGGTCACTGGCATCGAAGAAAGAAACATACTTATTGCGGCAGAGAATAAAGTTGGCATAGATTTCGTCCTTTGTCAGACCAATCTCATCCAGTATGAATTTGTTATACTCCAGTACGGATGCCTGAACGGTCTTGTCAGTCTCAATCTCATTTTCATTGGAATCGAACTTATGACATTCGATAATCTGAGGGCTGTTACGGAAAATACGTCTCATCACCTCAAATCTGGTGTTATCATAGTCATTGTCAAATACCAAGATGACACTTGCTTCATCCGCATTGTCATTGATGATTTCGTCTGCCTTAACCTTACGCAAAGTTTCACCAGTAATACCAAAGTTGATTGCCTCAATAAGCGAGGACTTACCGGAACCATTGGCTTTCTGATTCTCATTATCAAGGTTCTGGCCAAAAATCAATGAGGCCACACCCTGTTCAATATCCATATCCAACTCACGGAAAGATACAATATTCTGTGCTTCTACATGAACTAATTTCCACATAACTCAATTGATTTTATCCAGATACTTCATACCTAACTTGCTGTCAATGTTCTTCTCACTGCAGAAAGTCTGATATTCTTTCTTAATGCCATTCTTATCGTACTTGTCATCAATGCTGGCAGACTTGGTGACAATGGTCTCAGTCTTGTCAGTCTTGAACTCCACCTTATTGGCACCGGCATCAAGCAATATCTTCTTGTCGTATGCCTTTGCCTGGGCATCGGTACACTTGATGCGAACACGGACTTTATAAGGAACTGGTGGACAATCATGGTAGTCTGCCAGCTTCTTCATAAATGCTTCATCAATATCTTCAATGGCAACATCTATAGAAGCATATCGGGTGTTTACACCATTCTTGACGAACTCAGTGGTTCCATCATCATAAAGAATGGTATAGCCCTTTTCTTCATCTTCACCAAAGTTATTCTGACGAGACGAACCAACATACATAATGTCTGTGCCAGCAAGCTCAACTCTGTTATGATAATGGGCCACCAGTACAGAATGGAAATCATTGAATATCTCAGCAGGAACCTCCTTTGGAATATCAAGACTGCCCAATGCTCCTTTTATACCCTCATGGATATAAAGGATAACATTTTCGAGATTGAATTTGTATTGGTTGACAAGATCATCCTTTAATTCTGCCAGTCTTTTTGTAAAGCTGCCATTCTCAGGAAAATAACTCATCACAACCAATGGAAAGGCACAACCATCCCATTCCAAAACCTTATAGACATCGACAACCTCAACACCTTTATATCCTTGGAACAAATGATTATATCCCTCAATTGCTTCTTCATCAACGAAATCGTGATTACCATTAGCAATAGTCAGATAGAGATTCTTGGCAGTAGCTTTCTGAATAGCGTGCTTAACCGCCAATAGAACTGGTAGTCGTTGTGATGCGCTGGCAGTGAACATATCACCACCAACCACAACGTCCTCAATCTCATACTTTTCACATAACGAAAGCATTTCATCCCAATTCGCATTGAACTCTGCGATATTGTCTTTCGCTACATGAATGTCGTTTATTAAAAGCGCAATAGGACTTCTCATAATAACTTCAATTTATAAGGGGCATCTGGGCAACAAACCAAAATGCCCCAAATCAAGAATAAAGTGAGTTATTGTAAGGCGAGTTGGTTATCTCGGTCTGCGCTCACGGCGGCGGCGACGGCCCTCTTCCTGTGCCTCGGCAGCAGGTGCTTCCTCCTTGTTCTCAGGCTCATCGTCATCATCTTTCTTCTCAGGTGCGGCAGCTGCTTCACCACTGTCATCGTCATCGTCTGACGGTCTTGCACGGCGGCTACGACGGCGACCCTCTGCAGGAGCTTCATCAGCAGGTTTTTCCTCCTTCTTAGGCTCTGGTTCGGGTTCTGGCTCATCCTCTTCCTTCACCTTCTTACCATTTGACGGTGCGGTTTCCTGCTCGTCCAGCAAGTCCTGCAGCTCATCAAGCAGGTCTTGGTTACTCTTGCTGTGAGAAACACGGAGGTCAAGACCATTGTCCTTTGCGAACTTGGCAATGTCGGCACGAAGCTCCTGATACTCATCACTATCTGATGGCAGGTCTTGGTCAACGATAGCATCATAACGATCACAGAGGTCATCAAAAGTGATTTCACCCTTGTCATTGTCACCGCCATCCTTAGACTTGTCAGCCTTGGAAATATCAAAGCTGCTGGTATCGTCCTTTGGCAGTTCGCCGATAAGCTGCTTGTAAGCGTCCTGGAAGTCCTGCTCATCAGTAACTTCAAGCTCATGTCGCTTGTCATACTGCTTCAAGAACTCCAGTGTAGCCTCTGCCTGATACTTGGTATAGCGGTAGATAACCTCATTGATACGAGGCATATCAAACAGCTTACCAAGCTCTTCCTCGGTCAGATCATAGTTGCTGGAAGCCTTGGTTGTCTTGATGGCGAACTTGTATTCAGTCTTACCATTGTTGTTCTTACGGGTAATGGTGACAGGATATGCACCTTGGAAAGCAGAGATAGGACATGGCTGCTTCTCATTGTCCTCCAGCAAGTCGTTCCACAAATCCAGCTTGGCATCGTCCATATCACGATACTGGCTGTAAGACTGCTGATACAACTGCGGACCCTTGTTACGGTGGTCAAGGTCGAGAACATACATGCAGCGGAGTGAGTTCCACTTCAAGCCATGAGAGAATGAGTTACTGGCAATCAGGTCAAGAACCTCCTGATCATCTGCGTACATTTCCTTGGCAATCTTTACATAGGTATCAATAAGGTCAACAGACTTACCGACACCCTTCTGAGTTGCTTGGATAACCGGCACATTGATGGTCTTGGGCTTACCACCCTTACCCTTACCAGGAATCTGAATATCGAGGAACAACTGCTTCAATGGGTACTCATAACCCTTGCGGTCCATTTCGAGTACATTACCATTTTCATCAACGACAGGAGCCAGCGGCAACACACGAATGTTATACTTACCATCCTCACCAGTACGGAAACGCTCAATCTTCGGAGCACCCTGTTCTGACTTGGCCTTTGCCTCGGCCTCCTGATAACTCTCTTGAACCTGGCCAAATATGCCAAAAAGATTCAATTTCTGTTTTTCTTCACTCATCTTAAATAATTACTTTTTATTCTTAGATGAGAGGAATCTGCACCAGTCCACTTGCTGATTCAAGTAGGCTTGACTATAAAGCTCTGATTTATCTGGCTCTCTCAAATCCTTGTTCTCAGGAATCTCCAGATGCCATTCGGTACGAGCAAATTCGGTAACGCTCTCAATAAATTTACCGACATCAACTGATTTTTCACGCTTTAGGTCTGTGTACTCATACACTTCCCCATTGATTTTACAAGTATGAAGCGGCGCGAACTCATCTTCAAAATACCTGTAGAGAGCTTCTGTTGGTGGGTGGTCTGGAAGTTGGTCTGAAATCACCTTCAACAGAACGGAGAACAAATACGTCAACTGTGGTAGAACTCTGTTTGGCTTGTCATCTACGATAAGGAATCTGAAACTCTCACAATCGGGCAACTTAGCCAAAGCCTCGTCCAGCTCATGCTTAAATAGGATTTCGCCTTGTTTGCGAAACTTACCTTGACCCTTAATCATTACGTTTTCTTCATTGTTTTAAGTATTAAGTTCGACATAAAATTCAAATTCTGGGTGCAAAGATAAGCATTATATTTTGTTTCTGCAAGAATTTTGAGAAATATTTTATGTAAATAATTCTTAAAATGATTGTAACTCGCTTTCTCATAGATAGTTAGCATTTTAAGAAAAATATAAACGCAAATTAAAGGCTGGTAGTCTGAGGTGCTGAGACATTTTTAAGTTTCTACGTGCGTACATTATATATGTGACTTAGCAGATTTGGGGAATTTTGCAAAATTTTCGGGGAAATATTTGGAGATTTCAAAAATAGTTCGTACCTTTGCCCTCGCTTAGAAGTAGTGCTCGAAGCAAATCTTACGAAACTTAGGAACGGCCAACACTTTAGCCGTACACTATACGAAATCCCTTGCATTGAAGCACTACCTTTGCAAGGGATTCACTTTATCCCATGATCAGCAACATATTGGCCTCTGTGCTTTCAATGAGGCCCATTTTAATTTTGATGAAAGCAACAATCCACACAGTTGCACTGAACTTCGGCATTTGGTAGTAAGGTGAACGTATAAAAGAATCTGATAGCTGATAATCGGGCTTTGCGTTGAGATTACTCCGCATAGAACAAACAACCAAGATGTCAAGCCAATAAGATAAATGCCTTTGGACGTAAAAAAGACAGTGCAAAACGGGGAGATAGTTTCAAGAACCACACTGTTCGGGGAGACGGCAATGATAGACCACCGACCCCGTTCGAGACCATGATGGGAAATAGATTGCCTAAAGAAACATGGACCCAAGGAGGCAGCCATTGTATTACGGCAACAATGGCGGTGCAGTGAGGGGTGGCAGCGGTCTCAGAGCCGACAAAAAGTCTGCACGTCAACCACATCTGAGAGTGGAACCTAAAAAGTCACTTATACGGCAGGAGTAAAACAACACAATGCCAGGTAAGAACTGACTGAGTTAGACAAACAAGCAACCAGACTAAAAATCTGGGATAGGGAGTCTATTGCTCAACAAGTTCTTGCCGGCAGGAGAAATTTTGATAATCGCGCATAAAGGAAAATATCGGAAATTATGAGGGAATTTCCCTTATTTTCAAACAATTAAGAGATAACTTTTCTTAAATCGGCAAAATTGTTTGGTGGTTTAAGATTTTCTTTCTATCTTTGCACTCAGTTTGATGATAGCAGATTCTATTTTATACATGATTATTATTTCACACTATCACCAAACTAATGTGGACCAAAGAACAAAGACGGGAATATCAGCGTAAATACGATAGCAAACGTTACAATGAGGATGCCGCCTATCGTGAAAAGAAGAAACTGTATTATCAGAAGCATAAGCTGGAGCGCAACCAGTACAATTTCGAGTACCGTAAGCGCAATATCGAGAAAATACGAGAATACCAGCGTGAATATCACAGAAATATGAGACGAAAGGCCAATGACTCTGGAAGAGAAGAAAATTAAGAGGCAGCAATACATGAAGTCTTACTATAAGACTCACAAAGAAGATTATCGTGAATATGCAAGACGGTATAGATTGCGCCATCCTGATCGAGTTAAGGAATCAAGGGAGAAATTTCTGGCAGCTCATCCAGACAAACCCAGTGTCTATAAGAAGCCAACCAAGAAGAAAGCAAGGGAATACCAGCGTAGATACAGGCGTAGGCATCCAGACAAGACTTCTGAAAAAAACCGTAACTGGTATAACAAACATCGTGAAGAAATGCGTGAGTACCACCGCCAGTATCGGGCAGAGCATCCAGAACTCAAAGAGAAGAACCGTAAGTATCAAACAGAATATCGTAAACTTTTAAGAGAAGAAAAATGAAATTTGCAGAAATCATTGAGGGCCTGAAAAACGGCTCAGTTTACCAGCGTAATGCCTGGAGTGGAGACAAAGTTATTATGATGCAGATACCGGCTACTATTCCAGCCGATGTCGTACCAAAGATGACAAGTGTTCAACCAAGCCTGAAAGGGCTGCTCAGTACAATCGGTTCTGGTGCCATCAGCTACCATGACCAAGTGATCATCGTTGACATGGTTGACGATAAGGAAGTGGATGCAAAGGCTACCTACTATGTGCCTACATGGGAGGACATCTTTGCTGATGATTGGAGAGTGTGTTAGCCATATTGTTTAGATAGAACGGAATGACGGTTGGCAGCCATTAAGCAGATTCGGGTGTATTCTGGCTTTGCTGGCCGTCAAGACGTTCAAAATAAAAGGGCTGGAGTGTTTATTGCTCCAGCCTTTTTCTATGTGTCAGACGGTCTCTAATGTGCTTCAGTTCATCATTCAAGTTAAACTCTATCAGATTTGGGGTGTAGAATCCGTATTTGCGGAAGTCTATCAATGCCCTGCGATACTTCTC